CAGATAAGAAGGTTTTAATCTCTACATGGCAAAGTTTATATAAATTGCCGAAGGATTATTTTAGTCAATTTGGCGTAGTGTTTGGTGATGAAGCACATCTATTTAAATCTAAATCATTAACAGAAATCATGTCAAAACTTACCGACTGTAAATATCGTATCGGTCTTACAGGTACACTTGATGGTGCTCACACACATAAACTTGTATTAGAAGGTCTGTTTGGTGCTGTAAATAAAGTTACATCAACTCGAAAACTTATGGATAAACAACAACTATCAAATTTAGTGGTGCGTTGTTTAATACTAAAACACAATGAAGCAAACTCAAAGATGGTAGTCAATGGTAAGTATCAAGATGAGATTGACTATCTAGTAAGTTCAACTGCCAGAAATAACTTTATTAAAAACTTAGCACTCAAGGCAAAAGGCAATACATTAGTTTTATTTCAACTTGTAGAGAAACACGGCAAAAATCTTTATGATATAATCAAAGATAAAGCGGAAGACGGCCGCAAGGTTTTTTATATTCATGGTGGTGTAGAAACAGATGAAAGAGAATCAGCAAGAGCAATCGTAGAGAACGAAAACAATGCTATTATTATTGCAAGTTACGGCACATTCTCTACTGGTATTAATATTAAGAACTTACATAATATAGTTTTTGCCAGTCCTTCTAAAAGTAGGATTAGAAATCTACAATCGATTGGTCGTGGTTTACGATTAGGTGATAACAAGATAAATGCTACATTGTATGATATAGCGGATGACCTATCATATAAATCAAAAGAGAATTACACTTTAAGACATTTTCAGGAGAGAATAAATATCTATACTGAGGAAGAATTTGATTACGAAATGCACAACATAGAGTTAAAGGACTGATAAATAGTAGTATGGATCAAGAAGAAGTTAAGAACTATCAAATGATTAAGTTAATGAATGGCACTTTATTGGTTGGTCAAATTGTTGCAAACCATAAAGAAGAACTTGTTATTGAAATGCCACTACAACTTAAAACTGTAGCACGAACTACATCTTTTGGCGTTAAAGATGATTCTACACTTACACCTTGGATACCATTTACGGATGACAAAAGATTATCCATTCCCACAGATAAAATAATATCAGTAGTTAATGCCAATGCAGATATTTCAAATTATTATGAGGTTATAATAGATAAATTGAAAAAACCAAAAGAAGCGATACAGCAGTTGTCGCCTAAAGATATATCTAAGATATTAGAGATTGCTGACGAACTTGATAGGCAAGATCGAGGTGAAGAATATGATGAGGAAGATGTGAACCATTTGATGAATAAAACCAAGACTGTACACTAGGTATAGCTGGTTCTCTCAAAAGACTACATAGTCTATTATACACACATTCCCATAGGTGTCAAGCGCCTGCAAAAAATAAATTAAATATTGTTTAGGACCTTGACAAGAACACCTAAATAATGTATAATAAGAGATATTATGGAAACAAAAAAAACATTAAAAGCAAAACAAAAACCTCACTATGTAGATAACAAGAAGTTTTTAGAGGCGATGACCGATTACAAATTAAAGTGTGAAAAGGCAGCCGCAAGAAATAGAAGAAACCCTCCTGTTACTAATTATATAGGCGAGTGTTTTTTAAAGATTGCAAACCATCTATCTTATAGACCTAATTTTATTAACTATACTTACCGAGATGATATGATATCGGATGGTATAGAAAACTGTTTACAGTATATGAGTAACTTTGATCCCGCTAAATCAAAGAATCCTTTTGCATACTTTACACAAATTATATACTATGCATTTATACGAAGAATACAGAAAGAAAAGAAACAACAACTAGTAAAATCTAGATTAATTGTAAATTCAGGAGTTGAAAGTATGATGGATCAACTAGCAGGCGATGACGCTAAATATCATAGTCAGATGTTAGATTTTCTACAAAGAAATACAGTAATAGAAGAACCAGTAGTGAAGAAAAAGACTAAGACTAAAAAGTAATTGAATAGGTAGGTATGAAGATTGCATTATTAAACGACACCCATTTTGGTGCCAGAAACGATAGCATTATATTTGATGACTATTTTCACAAATTTTATGATGAGATATTTTTTCCTTATTTGAAGGAACATAATATAAAGACTCTAATACATTTAGGTGATGTAGTTGATCGTAGAAAGTTTATCAATTATAGGGTTGCAGATAACTTTAGAAAGAAGTTTCTAACAAAACTTTGGGATGATAAGATAGACACCCATATCATTATCGGTAATCACGATATATATTTTCGAAATACAAATAAAGTAAATGCATTACAGCAGTTATGTACTTCTGCTGACGGGATTAATGAGCCGTGGATATACGAAGATCCTAAAGTTGTAGAGTTCGATGGTCTTAAAGTATTGATGTTGCCTTGGATTAATCCAGAGAACGAGAAAGATTCGCTTGAGATGTTAGATACTGCTGAAGCAGATATTTGTTTAGCACACCTAGACTTAAATGGTTTCATTATGCATGATACTATTACACAATATCATGGATACGATAAAAGTATTGTTAAGAGATTTGAAAAAACATATAGTGGTCATTTTCATAACAAGAGTGATGATGGTCAAATATATTATCTTGGTTGTCAATATGAAATGAATTGGTCAGATTACAATGTGCAAAAAGGTTTTCATATATTAGATACTGAAACCAGAGAAGTGGAGTTCATTCCTAATCCACTCACCATTTACAAAAAATTAATGTATGATGATTCGCAAACGGATTATGATAAGTTTGATGTTTCGGACTATAATCAAAAATTTGTGAAATTAATAGTGATTAATAAAAAAGATAACGAAATGTTTGACAGACTGCTAGAAAAGATGTATAATAGCATAAGTGTACATGAACTAAAGATACTGGAAGATTATTCTGATTTATCACACCACAATGTAAGTGATGATGTTGTTGAAGGATCTGAAGATACAATTACACTAGTTAATAATTATGTGGATCAATTAAGTGTTGATTTAGATAAAGATAGATTGAAAGTTATGATAAAAGAAATGTTTATCGAGGCACAAGATACAGATGCCGTTAGCGGAGAATGAAATATAAAGTAATATATGCAGACCCACCATGGTATTTTAAATCGTATTCTAAAAAAGGCGAAGGCAGAAATGCGACTCAACACTATCCTTGTATGTCAATTAACGATATTTGTAATATGGATATCGATAGTATTGCTGACAAAGATTGTGTTCTTCTTATGTGGGTTACTGATCCGTGTTTATTGGATGCCTTTAAAGTTTTGGAATCTTGGAACTTCACTTATAAGACGGTAGGTTTCACTTGGGTAAAAACAAAACAAAAGTCTTTAGGATATTTTACAGGTATGGGTTACTGGACACGATCTAATCCTGAAATGTGTTTACTTGCAACAAGAGGTAAACCAAAAAGATTTGATAAATCAGTTAGACAATTGGTTGTATCAGAAAGACGAGAACATAGTAGAAAACCAGACGAGATGTATGGTTATATAGAAAAGATGTTAGAAGGACCTTATATAGAATTGTTTGCAAGAACGACTCGTAAAGGTTGGGATAACTTTGGTAATGAGGTAAATAAATTTGATAATATTTAAAACAGTAAGATATAAAAACTTTTTAAGTACAGGACAACAATTCATAGAGATACAACTAGACAGAGCGCCTGCTACTTTAGTTGTCGGTGAAAACGGTGCTGGTAAATCTACAATGTTAGACGCATTATGTTTTGGTCTATTTCAAAGACCCTTTCGTAATATTAAAAAAGATCAGTTAATCAATTCAATCAATGAAAAAGAATCTGTGGTTGAAGTTGAATTTACAGTCGGTAAAAAAGATTACAAAATAATTAGATGTATCAAACCTAACAAGTTCGAGATATGGTGTAATGGTGATATGCTAAATCAAGACGCTGCGGTTAGAGATTATCAGAAACATTTAGAACAGCAAATTCTTAAACTAAACTTTAGATCATTTACTCAAGTTGTGATTCTAGGTAACGCTTCATTCGTGCCATTTATGCAGTTGAAGGCAAGATACAGACGCCAAGTTGTAGAAGAAATACTAGACATTGAAATCTTTTCTAAGATGAACCTAATGTTTAGAGAAAAACAAAAATCGCAAGATGAAGTTATCAAACAGGCAGACTTTGATTATCAAATGCTTGATAGTAAAATAGATACACAAAAGAAACACATTGACGAAATCAGTCAGAATAATTTAGAGTCCATTGATACTAAGAAACTAGAGATAGAAAAAAGTAATCTTGATATTAAGAACTATCAAAAAGATATTGATGACACTATGATTGAAAAGGCAAAACTACAAAAACAAATACTAGATGAGGTCGCTGTAAATACAAGATATAAAAAACTTCATACAATGGAAGCAAAGTTAGAAAATACTTGTAGTAAACATAAGAAAGATTTAAAGTTCTTTGAAACTTATGATGATTGTCCTACTTGTCAACAGGCAATAGATTCAGCATTTAAATCTCAAATGATTGATAAGAAAAAAAGTAAGGTTGATGAAATTGAAAGTGGTATGCAACAACTAGAAAAAGAAATCACAACCACAGAAACTAGATTGAAAAAGATTAATGATACGATGGTATTAATAAGAGAGCAAGAGTTATTAATCAATCGTTTTCAAACCTCAATAAATGAGATACAGAAATATATCGCTAAGATTAATAGCGAGATAGAAGAATTATCAGATGAGAAGTTTTCATCAGGTGTTGCCACTGGCGAGTTAAGTCAACTGCAAGAAAACCTGACACAAGCGGATCTAGATAAAAAGAAGTATAAAGAAGAAAAACTTTATATTGATACTGCTAGAGTTCTTATGCAAGATACTGGTATTAAGACTAAAATCATTAAGCAATACCTACCCATAATGAATCAGTATATTA